ATATAAACATCGACAAAGGGAGGGTCGTAGGGAACCGTAGGTTCCCTACAAAGGTTCCCCTCTACTTCTTATGTGATTTCGACCCAGTAGAACTACTTTCACCCTTTGACGTCGACTTAGACGAATGGGATTTTGACGATTCACCATCTTTCTTGGAGTGAGATTTTGATGATGATTCACTATTACTTTTCTTGGCTTCGGTATGAACCTTGTTCCATTTGTCGAAGAAATCCTCGGCAAATTTATCACTAAAAATATCAATTAGTTGACACATAACCGCGCATGGATATTTCTTCTTTGATTGCATATTCTTGAGCACTTCAGCATATCGGCGTGCATCTGCCTCATACATAAACGGTTCAAATTCGTTTATGTAATCAATGTCTCTTTCCTTTCCATCGTTTGGATCATAAAGTCCCACAATCCAAAGTGCCTCAAACTTGAAACTGCTATCCATATCATGGGCCTCAACCGACTTTTCTGAATCAGAATCATTAGATCCACTATCTCCAGACTTAATATCCTTGATCAATTCATCAGTTTGTTCACTATTGTTAATAATTCGGTAACAATATTTCGGCTCAATCTGTTCATCGTGAGAATGCAATATTTCATATCTGTATCCAGTTTTGTAGTTCTTGGCCGATTTTTTGGACTTAAACAAGGCCACTGTGCCGGGAAAACCATCTTCACCGTGTCCAATGGCGTCGGGGTCAAAAACAATATAAACTAGAGTATTATGTTTGCTTGACGACATTTGTATTATATGTATTGTATATTATATATATTATATACCTAATACGTATTCAATTTTTTATGTCATTTTATGATGTATATTTATACAATTATACAATACATTTTCTATATTCATCCACAGTCATATCTCCACCATATTCTATACGTTTTGTTTTCGGTGCAATTTCCACGAAAATAAAATTTTGATCCGGATGAAGATCTTTAAGTAATTGCCGAAGCATTGCTATTTTGCCTTGTCTGGCGGTTTGCGGATAATCTTGCATTATACAAGTATATACACAATTTGGACTGCAAAAATTTCCGCCTAATTCTCTATCCACTAACATATGTAGAATACCGGATTCATCTATCTTAGAATGTGTGGCAACAAACAATGGTCTACTAGAAAATATACAATCACATTTCCAACATTTTATATTTGTTGTATGCGGCCACGTATCTTTTGTATATGATGGACTTATTTTATCGTAAATAACTATGTCTTTTATGATATCGTCGCCAATGCCATCATCTATAATATCTCTCATATACTTGTCAAACTGACTGTCGATGGATAACATCTCATTGAGATGAACACCGTGCAAAAATAATATATTATTTCGATATAAATCCATTTGTTTACTTTGTATTATATAATATATTTCATATATTATTGATCTAACTTGTATAAATAATGAATTTTTTGTTTTGTTATATACAAAAAAAATTGTATATTCAATATGCATTTATAAAAATATATAAAATATAAATAAGTAAATAATATACAATAAATATATATACAATAAATATATAGAATAAATATATAGAATAAAATGTCTTATGATGTACCATATAGCGATGACCAAATTGGCCCCAGTATGATTTCTGATTTTGATCAAATTACACTACCAGGACTTTATGATACAACGCGCGCTGATATATTTAAGATGGTTAGTTCGCCATGTTTAAGTTGCGACGCGCCATTTAAGGGTATGCCTCAACAGATGCAGTATGGGCCACCATTTCGCCCACCATGTGAGTCATCAATGTCATATGACTATAATGTTTTATCGCAGGCCCGCGCCCAATATCCGGAATCAAAAACAAAATGTATGTCTTGTGGAACGGCAGGCCAACCATCGCGCACGCCATCTGTAACAATTAACCCGGCAATTAATCCAATTGGCAATACGAATCTAGAACAAAAAGCACTTGAATTACAAAATATCAATAAACAATTGGTGTATAGACTACAAAATCAACAAAAGCAAATTGATTCTCTTAAGATGAAAGAGAACTATCAAACATTTGGGCCGTGTGCGTGCGCAGCTAGGCCATATGTATCGGCCGACGCGCAAGGCCAAGGGTGTTCATGTTTGGGTTTAGTCGGCGTTAGACGTATTCCGGAAGCACCACAGAGTGGTGTTCAACCAGAAGCATTTTGCAATTTGCAATCGATGCCGCAAAATAATATGTTATTGTTTATGTTTCTAGTTATTGTTATATATATTCTTCTCACGCAGAATGCAATATCTAATACAATTAATACTAAACTAGCTCAGCAGCCAGTTAGTTTGGCAAGTCCAAATCCAACATAAAAAATAGTTAGCGTTGTCGGCCAAACTATTTAAAACTTCTTCTACTAAATTTATCGAAATCATCATCTTGTTTATCGTAATTGTTTGCATTATTTTTTCTTGTGTGTCTTTCAGACGAACTAGATCCTGCATTGTTTTTATTCTTTTCTGCCATTTTTTGTGGAGAATGTTTGGTAATTGTATCATATAATTCTTTTTGTAGTGTTTTATTCAATGCCGGTGGCCACATGACAGTAATTATAGTACTATCTTTGTAGAACATTATTGTTGATTTAAATCCGGCTGTATCTAATTCAGTCAATAGTCTACCATATACAATAGTTTGTTGTGTTTTCATATCTAAACTTTTCAATGAATCAAACATTAATGGTAAATCTACATCCACTGATGTCAAATTATTATGTCTCGCATCGTTTATTCTATCTTCAATTCTTCTAACTAGTGATAGCACGTCTGGGTCAGCAGTTGCCTCGCCCAATTCTTTAGATATTGTTTTAACTGTTGTTTTAAACATTTGATTTTTCTAAAATCTTTCGTTTGATTTCTTCTTTTGCTGAAAGATTTTTCTAAAATATTTCGTTTGATTTCTTCTTTTGATGAAACTTTTAAAAAAAGTTTCACTATTTATATTATTTATATTTTAATTTTAACTAACTAAATTAAACAATATAAAAAATTATTACACTATAATATAATATAAAAAATACAAATGAGTGACGCGGCACCAAAAGTTGATGGATATGTCAAACTCGGGACAGTATCTTACGTATACGCTTACTTGATTGTAATTAGTTTGGTACTTACTGCAATTATGATGGTTTTCATGATTATGGAATTGCCAACGGCTAATTCAATAGTTGTTGGTGGACTTGGTCTATTTTTGGTATATATTCAATACAATATTGCCGCACATGCTATCAATTGCGATAATCTAATGGATGGAAAAGAAGCACCACTTACATCATCTACTATTTAATAAAAGAAACTTTTAAAAAAGTTTCATCAAAAGAAAAGAAACTTTTAAAAAAAGTTTCATCAAAAGAAAAGAAACTTTTAAAAAATCTTTCAGCAAAAAAAGATTTTAGAAAAATCTTTCATTGTTATGTTTAAGTGAAAAAAAATAAACACATAAACAGAAAAAATAACAAATATATATTTAATATATTTGTTATTTAGAGAGATAATATATTATATAATAAAATTGAATTAGGTATTTTACTTTATATTAGTTGATAAATACAAAAAAATGTTTTCAAAAAAACCAATTTCTTGTGTAAATCACGTATTATATGGTATAATTAAACCTATTCAACCAGGCGAAAATATCAGAGAATGGGAAAAAACCATTTCAATGGAAACAAATTTCAAATTGGTAAATAGACCAATTGAAAATCCCAATAGGGAATCTATCAATCATAGAATTTTTAGTATTACAATAATTAAGCCCACTATGATACTTATCCAAGATATATTCAATAATTTAAATTACAAAAACAGTGAATTATTTAGTTATTGTGAACCGGCCGGCCGGATTAAGTTGATAGAAACAGTAATCAACAATAAAAAAGTAATTAAACCGGAAGATTACAAATTTGATGTTCAGAAAAAGAACAAAAAGAAAACAACCAAAACTAATATCCGTGATGGGTTTGGTTCACAGGTTAGTTTTTGGATAGATTCGGCCGATAAAACAAAGCAATACAAAGTAAAGGTGTTTAATGGCGGCAAAATCCAAGTCCCAGGTGTTGTTGATAAAAATGATATTATTGACGTAATTGAATATCTCAGAAATTTCTTGAATGAACGATTGTCGGCCATTCAAGGGTTTATACCCATTACTATAAGCCCAAATTCAATGACTGACCTCGGCGAGGCTAGAAAATGTGATTTAATTATTCCTGAAGATATATCAATAGATTTTTTCGAACTTAAAAAAAGGCTTATTGAAGTAAAACAAAATCAAATGTTGTCGATTACACAAAAATCAACAAATCCATTATTTGATATAATATGGCCCATATTTAAGATTGATGGCGACCCGTATCAGAAAAAATGTTTTTTCAATGTGTTTAATCCACGTTATGGCGTGGATAAAATAACTATGTCAAGAATAGAATTCAATAGTATCAAAAAAGAAAAAAATGGTGTATTCTATTATTCTATTATACTTTCTGGTTCTGCCGATGAAAGACATATCAATTATATTTATAGATTTTTATGGGAGTTCTTCAGTCGATACCAAAATTATATATTCTATAAAAAAAATTCTGAATTTGATGAAGTCGATATATCTTTATATAAGGAAATCGAAGCTCTCAAAAAACGGTGTTTAGAAGAAACAATTTAAATAGTCTTACTATTCACTAATGTTTCCATTAAAGAATATATTAATACAAGAAATATACCTTGTACAACAGTGCCGCCGTTTGTTGTTGCCGTTGTAGAACTTACAAATGAAGCATTTATTTTACCAACAACATCATTGATAAACATTGTACTGCAAACAATTAAAAACACCAAAAATAATATTAATTTTTTTTTCCAGCCAAACTGAAAGAATGATTCACATATTAGTTCTCGTGGCTCGTCTTTAACTTCACCGGCATCATGCGCCGCTTCTTTCTTAACGCTGGCCATAATCGGCGAAAAATCGGCTGACATTTTTTTGTATATTATGTATATAATATTTGTATATTATGTATATTATGTATATATTTTTTGTATATTATATAAAAAATATTTATATAATTATGTATGAATTATTTCATTATTATTGTATAATATTATACTTGTATAATTTTAATTATTTCATTTGGTTTTTTATCAAAATTAAATAAATCCAATAATAGAAAGTTACTAAGTGCGCCGGATTTCATTAAGTCTAATTTGAGAGGATTTCGTATATCGGACATAAGTAATTTACTATATGAATCAATTTCACTATTTAGTAATTCCAATTTTTTATTTTTCCTTGGCAGTGATAGATTTGATGGTGCATTTGGTGTAGTATCTATAGGAATGATATATTTATCAACAAACTTTTTGATTATTATATCTAAATCTTCATCTGTCATAATATGCATTTCATCGTAATTATTTTTGTCGAATGTAAAGTTAATATCCTTTATTTCCTTGAGTACATTGACTTTGTTGTTTATATTTTTGGCAATTGTCGAATTAATATACCCAATATCAACTGGATTATTTAATAGTTTATTTAATTCGACAGAAAACAAATGAAATGACGTTAAATCCGCAAAATTAATATTATTGATTGCGTTTTCCAATTTTGAACGAAGTTTAGTATTTCTGTTTTCATCGGCCCAAGAAATAAACTCCATGATGAACAAATTATACGAATTGTGTTTTGATATGGCTTTATTTATGCGTTCATCTATTTTTTTATCTACTCCAGCCAATACTGCGGCCCAAATATCTTTATCCTTGTTTGTTATATGTGCTCGCATTAATAGTTTTCCATTAAATGTTATTGATATATGATCTTCTGTTTTAGTAATTTCACCCTTTACTTTTTGATTTATTTTATTTATTAAACCAGCCGAGGCATTAATTTCGCCGCATGTAGGAATGGAATTAAATGTATCAATGTTGTTGATTATATGTATTGGACTAAAAGTTATGAAAACATTTTCTGAAATAATACCATATGCAATTCGCTGATTGGTAATACAAAGTTTGAATTCCTTTGGTATGATTGTTTCAATGATATTTTGAATACTTATGTCTAATTCTTTATTGTTTGATTCTTTATTGTTTTTTGCTGGATAGTTTGCTTCTTTATTGTTTTGTGTTTGTTCATTTACATTATTGCTATCTTTTGTATAATTATTTAATACCTTTACTATGTTTTCCGTGAAGGTTGTCTTGCTTATTAAATTAGTTCTGAAATATTCATCTAAATTTACTCGTATTAATGGATAAATATATTCATCGAATTGAATCAATATAACCACTGGCTTTGTGTCTTCGTATTTATCACCACTATATTCGACAGTTGTTTGTGATATTATAACAACTTCCATTTTTTCAATTAGTCTAAACAATTCAGTGAATAAATCAATCCATTTATTGAAAAACATGACGCCAATTTCCCCGGCAATAAATATTTTATGTATTGTACCAATTAAAGAATCTACCGATTCAAACCATTCAATAATATCACCATTCATCAATGATTCGTATCCAATTCCCATAATTTTCAAATGTTTGATGAAATTATCGGCAAGTTTCGCCGGCTTTACATTTTTGATAAGAGCCAGTGCCGCCAATACACCAGCACCACTAGATCCAAGTGCACCCGGATAATCTTGATCAACTCCATACATATACATACTATGCTCGGCATCGTCACCAATGATAGATGATATAAAGTCTGTAGTTTCTTTGGGTGCGTATCCAAGTCGATATTTTGGCAATGGTTTGCCAAAAGCAATAATATGTCTATTTGCATTATATGATGGTTTTTCGTCTTCATTTAATGATTTCTCAACTGTGCCGGTATTAACGCATGAATTATGTTCTTTATATGTGTCGGTGCCTTCAACGGGCATTTTCTTTTTGCAACACGGCAAACAATATCCTTTTGGATGAACACCAGAAATAAAACTCATTACTGGGTGTTCGTTGGAATCGCAATAATAGTATATATTCTTTCCTGTTGTATAATTCATGTATTCTATAGCACCAGCGTGATTTTTCAATGACACAATAGGTTGTCTTTTTTCTTGACACAATACGGTATACAGTCTTTTGGAGCCGTGTTTTCGTAAATCGTATAATTCGGGATCTGTTTCCTGTAGTAATTTAATTTTCTTGATAACACCACGTGAAACTGATTTTGTCGGCGGTATAAGATTATGTTTCTTTATATTATTTATATACGTATTCAAATAAATCTGAAAACGAATAAAATTATTTTGTGTCACATTAAACATCTCAAATTGTATATCAGATGTGCGCTGAATCATTTTAATTACTCGGCCATTATACATATTATTCCATATTTGATTTGTAGGTGCATCTGTCAGATATATATAATAGTTTTTCATTTTAGACAAAACCGATGACTTGGCAATCTGGTTAATATCATATTCAACACAACCCTTTACTAGATTCATCTCCATTATCGACCAATTAAAACTACCAAAAATAATAGGTTTTAATTTAACTATATTTGCATCTTGATATGGCTCCCATAAGTCTTTGAGTTTCTTAAAGTCGCTATCGGTGAAGGTGTGTTTCCAAAATAACGACAAATTTATATCAACATACCTTGCATTTAATTTATTTATTTTCGATAATTGTTTAATCGTGCCCATAAAGATATATTCGTGTAATATATTTATTTTTTCAATGACCGGATTAATTCTAACGGTTAATATATCAATCAGGTCATCAAAACCAATTTTTTGATCAATATCCCAATTACTTATTATATAATAGATACCATCACTTTGTATATTCAAGAATAAATAAGTTTTCTTGGAACCAATAAACGATTCAGTAACACTTTGAAGACTTACATTTCGGGAATACAATTCATCAGGATTAATCGGCACAGCAAAAGTTATACCAGATCTCGTCTGTGGTGGAAATATAATGTTGGGTGTGCCGATATAATGTTTTATTACATTGTATTTAAGTGCTCCATCGTTGATATATGCATTAACATGTGGAAAATCCTTTGTAGTTTCGATTTTGTCGAATAAATTTCGTATATTAATACGTGTACCTGTTGCAACACTAGTAATTGCCATACTAATTACAACTTCTAGATTGTTTTTTGCATTTACATTAATGTTACTCAAAATAGCGGATTCGGCAAGAAATCGATGTTCAAGTTTTTCTCTGTTCGGCGCCAATTGCGGATATTCTATTGCTAGTTGTTGTTCATCGTTGACTGCCATACTAAATAAATCTTCTGTTATCCATGGCCAGTATTTGTATATTACATATTTATACAACAAATTTCTTGTTGTTTTATCGTTGGCAATAACTAAACGCATTTCATCACTATATATTACATCGGCCAAGTCAACTAAATAAATTACTGACGTTGTGCCAATAATATAATCCTCTACTGTCTTAAATGTATCCATTGCAATAATTGTAATATTGTCTATGTTATCGTAGACGTATTTGTCTAATTCTAGGTTAAATATTTTTGATACATTCGTATTAACTTCCTGTTTGCCATCTATTTTAGATATATTTCGGGCATCAATATATACTTCACCGCCATCATTTGTTTTGATTTTATATGTTGTGCGTGTCGAATTGTTATCGTCTATCCAAAATATATGTTGCCTTTGTACTGGAACACCGGTGGCAACATATATTTTTTCTCGTAATTCGTATAATTTATCCTCTGGAAAAATAGCAATTGGCGAGATATTGTTTACAATTCCATTATCTGGTAAGTTCACATCTGGGTTTTCCATTTTGTTTGTTTGGCCCAAATTATATTTTTTTACTACTTTTTTTTCAGATTCTGGTAACAACTCATGTTTTTTTTCCATTTCAAGTGCCTCCAATTCCTGTTCTTTGTTGATTAGTTTTTCTATATCAAAAAAGGCGGGTTCATCGCCACCTTCAAGTGTTGGATTTCCTCCCAAAATTAAACTTGGCAAGTTAATGCCTATTGCATCTTTCCAATTTCTACCAAAATACGATCGTACAATGTCATATTTTTTATTTTTTATTGCATTGTATATATTATTCGGCAGACCTCCGCCCATTATAGTACACACTCTGCCATTTTTTGGATTGTTTATGGGTGACAATCTTACAATTTTAATTGGGTTTTTTTGTAAAATATCTATGCGTTCCATTGAACCTTTTAAAAAAGCTTCACCAAAACAATGAAAGATTTTAGAAAAATCTTTCAGCGAAACTTTTAAGAAAGTTTCACCAAAATAAAAGAAAGATTTTAGAAAAATCTTTCAGCAAAAGAAGAATTATTTATATTTGAATATTGTATATTATACAAATATTATATTTGAAAGATTTTAGAAAAATCTTTCAGCGAAACTTTTAAAAAAGTTTCACCAAAATAAAAGAAAGATTTTAGAAAAATCTTTCAGCAAAAGAAGAATTATTTATATTTGAATATTATATTGTATATTATACAAATATTATATTTGAAAGATTTTAGAAAAATCTTTCAGTAAAACAATAAAACACGCCGGAAAAAATCACTAAACATAATTCTTCTTTTGCTGATAGATTTTTCTAAAATCTATCAAATATATGATAGTATATACATTGAAAATTGAATATGATTTTTATACATATAATCATTGGTTATAGTAATACCACCATCACCTAATGTGATTCTGGTCCGTGTGTTACATAACTTGTGTTTGTTGTGATATACAATACGTCGTCGAGTTACTATATTCATTCAATAACTTGTTCGCTAGTTATAGTAAGCCCTACCACGCCTAGTGCGATTTTGGTTCGTGTATTACATTACAGTGATGACTGTTGCAGTGTGGATAAGCTTCGGAAAGTTATTAATGTAGTATTTGGTATGATTTAATTGGTGTGCGAATTCCACCTACTAAAATCATACTTTTGTTTGCCGTGGTGAAATCGGCGGTGTTTGGTTTATTGTTTACTGTGGCAACTTCGATATATTAATGGCGAAAACCGGTAATGTATCCAGAACGGAGCGAAGAACCCACTTAGTGCAGCCAAAATAGGGAATTATTAGACCTGTCTTAAGGCGCAAATCAGTCAAGTCTCGGCTCGTCTATCCCGCGAAGGAATTGAAATGAATTGTCGTATGGACATCGAATTTAGGCAGCAGTGTGATATAGACGAACGATTCGGTGGAACTTCGCCACCGAATCATCTCGAATCTGCCAACGGCGCCAAAACGATACAACACTCAGCCAGTGCAGAAACTCGTGGTTTGTAAATCTCTCTCAAAGAACTTGCACCAGTGTACCGCTGTCGCCACATAACGATCAGTTGTTATTCGTATGAACCTCGCCCACAGGGAGGCATATAACCATACAAATAATGCTATTGTTATAACTCCATCATCGGCCACGTGACATCTGGTGCGATAATATCACTCAATTGGTTGATAAATCTGGTCGACAAAAAATTGCTGTCGTTGTGGTGAACCGATCACCATGATGAAGTAATATGGCGTTGGACTTCAGCCGCTGTGTTGTTTGGAAATAGACATGATATCTATTGTATTTGTGTGATTTAATTGATGTGCGAATTCCATCTACTAAAATCACACTTGTGTTGGCTAATATTCTTTGAGCTGGAATTTGTATATCAAGAATATTAATCAATATTCTTGATATATATCGCAGTTGAAATCTCCACCGATGATGGTCGCCACCACACTGCATCAACTAGTCGCTGTACAACAACTCATAGTGATGTTGCTCCTCCACGATTGGCATCATTATACCGGCTCGACAGGATGCAATAATTCGCTCGGCGATGCGACTCGCGCGGATGGCGGGTATTCGGCACATACATTGTCTCGAATTGTGATCCACTAAATCACACTTGAGTTGAGGTAAAATATGTTGTCCGAACGTCAATATCTTTCTAAGTGATGTGTATAGAATTGTAGATATTTTATCAGCAATCAGTTCTACAGGTTCATCAAAATCATCAACCTCCTCGACGATAGGATGCTCTATCGTCGAGGAGGTTGATGATAGCTAGCGCCTGTTGAATATTCGTAATGCTGGCGCCACGTACGTCGGCGTGAAAACATAATTGTTGTAGTTAATTCAACACAATGTATGTAGTGGTTGTCGATTCTGTTGTGTGCCGATGTATTGGAAATTATATTTCCAATACATCTTGAAGAAGTCCTTAACCCGCCCCTTTGCTTCTGCATTTATCTGGTGTTCGCCTACATTTATCTAGTGTTTGCCTACATTTATCTAGTGTTCGCCTACATTTATCTGGTGTTGATGTGATTTAATTGTAGATAGTTTACTAGCAAGCAGTCCAACCTCGCTTGGTCTTGAGAGTACCTATCAGATATATTCATGCTGTTGCCAGCAAAGCCCTCCATTTGTTCATACTCGAGTCGATGCGCGCGGAAATCCTGCATTGTCTGTTCAGAAATGTTGTTAGTTTGTGATAGTTCGTATTCTATATAGTGTAGGATGTAATTTACTCACAATTAACTCACTCGGCGTAAATCAATGATGTTCGTTGCTTTTAATACACGTAATCGGTTTTAGATTAGAGTGATTATATGTGCATGAACTCGTAGTGGTTGTATCTGGCTTGTCGGCACAGAAACATAATTGTTGTAGTTAATTCTATACAGTATGTAGTGGTTGTCGATTCTGTTGTGCGCCGACATATTGGAAATTATATTTCCTTTGTGTTAACCTGTATTGATCTGGTGTTTGCCTGTATTTATCGGGTGTTGATGTGATTTAATCGACAGATAAATCATATTTGTTTGTAGTTAATCGGGTGTTGGTGTGATTTAATCACATTTGTTTGTAGTTAATCGGGTGTTGGTGTGATTTAATCACATTTGTTTGTAGCCGATAGGCTATTTTTTATTAAAATAAAAAACAATCAATATAATATACAATTAATATAATTCAATCATAAATGCGGCGGTATGATATAATCGCCGTCTTATCCATACTATTATTTATAGTGATATTATTTAATCAATGTAAAATAGATTATTTTATACCTATCTTTAGTACAAAGATTACGATTAAATCACCATTAGATAATGAATCGTATGATGTATGCAAAGAATTTAAAGATCCGAAAAAAGCGGCCGATGTTTTGGCCCATTTAAATCAAATGAATATAGAATTTATTCGTTATGTTCGATCAATACGAGGCAAAGTATCGCCAGATATGAAAGAAAAAATAGATGCATTACTCAAAAGATATCACCCTCAAGTCATGAATGAAAATACACCACACAATCATGACTTGCCAAGAACGACAAGTTACACTACAAATAAAGGCGAAAACATGTATATTTGTATTAGATCTCTTGAGGATGATTCTATTGAAAATATTAAAACACTTGAATTTGTTGTTCTTCATGAACTGGCCCATGTTGCAGTTGATATTTGGGGTCATGATGTTCCATTTTGGGTAACATTTAAATGGATTTTACAACAAGCAAAGGATGCTGGGATTCATGATCCTGTTAATTATTCGCGCAATAGAATAAGATATTGTGGCATGAATGTCAATTACAGTCCATATTTCGATAATAAATTGCCAGATCTCGTATAATTAACCCCAATGATACACTGCATATCCATATTGTAAAGCATTATTCGCTTTTGAATTTTTTATTGTATATCTAAGTTTCACTTTTTGGGTGATATTATATGGTTGATCTATTACAAATATTTCGAGGAATTTAATATGTTTATATTTTTCTACCGTTTTACAATCAATTTGACTTCGGGTCAATGTAGGAAGTTCAATTTCGATATAAACCATTTTTTAATTAATTATACTACAATAAATTTTATGTTTTAGTTTGATATTGAAAATTGAATATATTTTTTATATATGTATACACAATATAAATGTATATATTTAATATTAGAGAACCATTGTTTTCACACTGCGTTAATCAAGTCCTATACGCAATTGATTTTTTACAAAGAGAACGTTATTGTGAATTAACATACTTTCAATTTAATAATATCAGACAATTTATGCAATATGTTATACCAGAACCATATGAAACAATTAGTTTATTCAATGAAACATCATTAGTCGAATGGTTTGAAAATCAACAATTATATGAAAACAAACAAAACCTAAAAAGACTCGAATATATAATGAATATAATTGATGAAAGGATTATACATATAACCTACGTTGATGAAACAACTAAAAAACAACATTATTCATTTTATATTAATGATGACAAAGAAAGGGAAATAATTACACGCTTAATAGAATATATCAAAAATTGAATATAATTTTTTTACTACATAAAACTATTAAAAATGGCTGGTTCAGACAAGACACCAACTGATGCTGAACTCATTGCTTCTGGCAAAAATATCATCGATGTGATTATGGGTACAAAATCTCCTGACTTATATGATCAATTCATAAAAGGAAATGAAAACTCTTTTCTTATCTTTTTGGCACAATGTTTTATTGCATTATATGATCGTTTCGATGAACTAAAGATCACAGATGGTGAACACAATGATGTTTTATGTGCCGGCTTGTTTTATAGAATAATTTCTACTTACTTAACTTACAAAAAAATTGTTAATCTTAACCCACTTTATACCATCGATTTGATTGCCTCGTGGGAAAAAACATCACATGTATTGAAAGAGAAAATAAACAAAAATATAGCAAAAATTAATGGAGAATTAAATTCTTCAGATTGGTTAAATTGTACACGTACAGTGATGAACGATGCGCTGGATTACAAAAGAGAACCTCGTAAAATTAGTCGACTTGAAAGACTGATTCCTGATATTATAAAAGGAGATACGGATAATTGTTGGCTGCTTCAGAATATAGTCTACACAAGAAAATAATTGAATTATTTTTTATATGATAAATATTATTTATTGTGTAATATATATTTATCATACAAATACAATGAATAGTATTCAAGAATTAAATCAAAAAATAAATGTTTGGGATACTTATTTGACACGGGCCGACTTGCAATTTTTAATTAAATTAAATATGTTTTGTATAGAGTTTAAAGAAAAAATAATTAACGAATATTCAAAACAGTGTCTTGTATATAGATTACTAAGATTAACGGCAGAATTTATATGTATTAGAATGAAAATGAAAGTATCAAAGTATGATATAAATCCAATATATTTGAAATATATTGCAAATAATTTTGTAAATGATTCTACAAATCTATCTAAACTGTCAAGACAAGAGGCCGAAAATTGGATAATAATGAATTGGTGTGAAGAATATATTATAGCTCAAAATATATTAAATATATTTGAATTTTTGGAGTACGAAATAGAAAATCAAAAAAATTGAATATGTTTTTTCATATAATTAACAAGAAATGAGTGATGTTTATATTTCACGTGGCAATGTTTATAATCCGCCTAGCGATGGTAATTGTGGATTTGCGGCACTAGCGTATCTACTTGGTCATAACGCAAGTGCTTTGCGTGCAATTGCAACACAATATATTCATTTATTGGCCGAGCAACCACCCAATGATTGGGTAGAAAAAATGTCAAAAGACGGCACTTGGTGTGATGAATATACTATATCGGTTATTGCATTACATTTCAGTATTTGTATTAATATAATATATGTAGATGCTGCAAATAACACTAGTAAATTCTCCATTAATGACCAGCGTCGATCAACCAGAGAAATCACACTAATTAATATTGCAAACACTCATTTTATGGCTGTGACTGATGGCAAAACAATACACAGTGAAACAGACGAAGACGAAGAGTTTGCCATTAGTTTGTTTGCCGAACAAACGTGTATAGCCGAGCAAACAGCCAAAGACGAAGAGTTTGCCATTAGTTTGTTTGCACAAATGACGTGATTTGATATTTTTTTTATATTAAAAAATGAATACCATGTATTATAAATAATATTATACAAATATAAATTAAATAAATATGCCAAATTATACATATAATGAATATATTAGTAATCCGCCATTATTGACGCGAAATAAGTATCTAATTAGTCCACCAATTACAGATAAAACATATTTTCATTCATTGGAAGCATGGGAAAATGATTTTGATTCATATTCGCCGCAACAAGTTGATGAATCAACGTATAAAATACTATTATATGGCGTACTACAAAACGGCCAGAAGGTAAAATTAATCATTAAAGGTGTGCCAGTATCATTTGATATACAAATACCTTTAGATTTTGAACCAACCGACACACAAGTGGCCCAAAAATTTGCCACAAAAATACAAAGCGAATTATCTTCAAATGGAATTCATATGTTGCCTGGTTGTGATTTGATCGCACAAAAAACAGCAAACGGTTTCACCGAGCCACTTAAATGGATTAGAATTAGATTCAAGCAACTTAAAGATAGGGTTGAAGCACTAGGTATATTGAAAAAATATAATACGGCTTGGGATGACGGCGGCAAATTTCGTGCGCCAAACAATGGATATCCTCTCAAATATGCCAGAGAAAATGATGTTAATCTTGCCGGCTGGAATGTATTATTGGAATATGAAATCAAAAAAGAAGGCACACCCACCGTAATAGAAATAAACTATAACCAAATAAAAGCCGCGCCAGATTACAAACAACCAGTGCCGGCAATAATTGGCTATACAGATACTGAAGATTATAGTAGTTTGGGTGGTGGTCTTTTGCCAAATCCAGAAATATTGGGAGACGAAATGTTCATTATTACAAATTCATTTTATCGGCCAACAGACAAAAATAGATTAGATAATCTCACAATTTGTCATTTCAAAAATCATACTGCCGAACAATTAAAGTCCATGATTAAACCAAGTGACAATATTTTGATCACATGCAATAATGAATATGAAATGTTAGATGTATTTATTACTATCTTTGCCGACGTTATGCCTGATATGTGGTGTGATTTTAACGGTCTTGACTTTGATCAAAAATATTTCTACTATAGAATGAAATTGTATCCGGAATTATTTCATATAAATGGAGAAACTATCAAGAAATACTGGACAAATAATAATCGCGGCACTCATGTATTGACATATAATTATGCAGAAGCGTTCAAAACTAATACACTTATACCTGTATCATATACATTATTGGATAAATTTTTCAATAAAATGGAATTACCATTTAATACAAGTGAATACAGAAATGAAAAATCAGCATTTAGATATATTGTAACAAAGGAAAATATTTTGTGTAAAGATCCATTTACATACATATGGATAAAACAAAATATAAAAATCAGTCCGGATAAAATGGTTTATGGATTCAATATTCAAATAGCCGGCATGCTTTATATAGATGCAAAACCAACCATAATGAAATTATATTCTAAAGAATCATCAAGTTCTTTGAAATATTTTCTGAAAATGATGAATTTGCCGGAAAAACACGATATGCCAGTTAATGCGATGTTTGGCTTATTCAGAAATGCATCCGAACCATTTATTGTCGCCGGCCAATCATATGATCTACAAAGTCTTATTGATTATGCGTCTTGGGATGCCGAGTCGATACATCAAATGTTCCTCAAAAAAAGTATATTCATCAATAATATGGCCGAGGCCATACTCACAAAAACTACGTTATATGATTCATTTTATCGCGCAGGTGGAATGAAAGCACGAAATCTATTAATGGCCCAAGGTTTCACTGGTGTTGTTGATTATTTCGGCGTATTAATGCCAGTCGCCTTCTCAGTCAAACAACATAACGGTAGTTCTGACGAAGAGGCCGCAGATACCGATTATGGTGGAGGGTATGTTTTAGACCCACGTTATACAGAAACTGGTCGTATTGATGACCCAGTTGCGCCACTAGATTTTGCATCGCTGTATCCTAGTATTACAATGGCATATAATATTTGTCACGATACAATGATACGAAACCCGGCCGACAAAGAAATTATGTCAAAAAAATACAAATTAAAGGAAATAACATTTCCTTTAACGACTGGTGATGTTACAAAAAATATCACAGTTTGGGCCGCACAATATTGTTTTGATCCGGCCGACAACAATAATATGACGCCCGGCAAAGAATGGGGTATGGGTGTCATGCCAACAATTCTATCAAGACTAAAAGAAGCCAGAGATTCAAAGAAAGCCGAACAAAAAAAGATTGAAGAGGAAATAAACGAAAGACGAAAGCAAAAACTGTCAACGGATGATTTAGATTTTGACAAAAATGTAATTGAAGGAGTACAAAAAGCAATTAAAGTTCAAATGAATACATTTTACGGTGAATGTGGTAATAAATTGTCGCCATTTTATTTCATTGATATTGCCGCATCTATTACCGCGCTTGGGCGTGAAAGTCTAAGGACAGTAATATCCATTGCCGAAGAAAAAGGATTCAAAGTGTATTATGGTGACACTGATTCAGTTTATTCATCGGCCCCACCTCAAATATACGAAAAGATTAAAGAATGGCATAACCGCGCTCTGGCACAGTTGTTATCTGGCCAAGAAATCGAATTGCCTCCATTACTTGATAGACCTATTGCCGACTGGGCAATTAAAGTAACAAAAAATAAATTGGCAATGTATCCATCGTGGTCTATAACCAAGGAGAAAACAGTTATCGGTCAAGAAAATACATTACATCCAGACATCAACAATCAAAATATAGACATTATACATCGCCGACGGTTACTCAAGGAAGAGTTATATCGCCGTATGACGATATTGGCGCAACATGCAGTTATTGGTTTAGAGACATATGTCAATAATCAATTGGTAATCATAAGCAGTAGTCGCCGATTATCTACTGCATACGAAGAAGTGTTATTTCCAATGGCCTTATTCGGCAAAAAGAAATATTTGGGTGTACAAAATATTAAGCCAGACTGCCAATTGATTGGTTTTGATTGGATGAATGATGCCCACTATTTTATTCGTGGTATTGATTTCATTAAAAAAGGCATGCCACCAATTATGAAAGAAATCGGCCAAGAAATCATGGCCAAATGTCTTGACATCATGGAAACACGATCAATAAGACAAGTTGTTGAAGAAGAAATACAAAAGTTTAGTTCAAGACAATGGCGGTTTGATAGTTTCGTCAAGACTGCCGAATACAAAAAACATAAAAAGAATATTGCAGTACACAATTTTGTAAATAGAATAGAAATAAACCATCAAAAGAACCCGGAACTATATAGATTGATAGAACCCGGCGAAAGATTTTCGTATATATACATTAAATTAAATAATACAATATCAAAATATGGCTATAGAACTACTATTTCCGCGGCCGATAGAATGCAATTTCCAGATGTTGCCACAAAATTGGGCCAAGAAATAGATTTAGATGCGTATATGAGCGGCACATTTAAAGGATTACTGGCCAGGTTTATTTCATACGACAAGGAATTTCGCGTTGCGCATGATATTTCTATTGTTCCGGATGAGCCAAAGGAACCAGATGATATAGACGAAGATGACGATGATGATTCAGGCGCAATTAAAACAGCCAAAAAGGAAGATGAAAGTCTGACCGATAAACAAGCAATCGCATTGGCTCAAAAACATATTGCAAAATTGCTTAAGGCTGTATTCAATAAAGACGTAGTAAACCTAAAAGACGTTAAGTCAAAAAGCAAGAAACACATAGAAGAAATATTAGTCAAGTTGCCAGAATATATGAGATCCGCATTTAGTGCATATGCCACGTTTTTAATGAAAGTGGATCAATTCAACGCAAGTAAAAAACCAATAGGATCATTTGTACAAATTATATCCGACGAAGCAAAAGATGAGGCAAAGAAATATAAGTACAATCAACAATATGTATTTGATTGTTTACTCAAAATTAATATGCCGCGCAAAAGAATATGGGAATTGTTTTGTAAAAAAGAACCAACTATTATTAATTTAAGGCATCGCTGGGCCACTTCATATGAAAAAACATTGAATGAAAAACTAGAACAAATGGAAAAATATATAATGGAATTAGATGTTGATACCTTGCCGGAAAACATAAATAAGTTCGAAGACTTTGTAGATATATATAACAAATTTATTTTACTACATTTTCAGAAAAGAGTTACAGGAGAAATACATATTATGGCTCTTGATTACCGTCGTTAGGGAACCTACGGTTCCCTAAAACCCTCCCTTTGTCGATATTATTTTTTGATTTAGTCTTTTGATTTAATACTAGAA